GATACAACAAAGGCTGGCAGTGCAAGCAATACGTTTGTGCTGCCAATTATTAAAGCCGCGAGTGAGACTGTTAAAATTTATTGGGGCGATGGTACAAACTCAACAGGTGTAAACGGTAACAACACACACGTCTATGCAGCGAGTGGGATTTACACTGTCAAGATTGAGTCTAGGCTTTTTGGAGGGGTTTATTTTAACGCAGCATTGGATGTGCTAAAAATAATGAAGATAAGCAGCTATGGAGATGGGTTAATTAGATTGAGTGATACAGTTTTTTTTGGCTGCACGAATCTAACTATCGCTAGCAATGTATCTAGTGCAAAGATATTAGCGACATCTTACACATTTATGTTCGGCAACTGTTTGTACAATACGTCTGCACCATTTTTTAACCTAGCAAAAGCGACAAACGTCTCTCAAATGTACAGAAATAACCTCGCTTTAGTGTATGTACCCCTTTACGACCTTTCAAATACAGCTAATGTAAGCGGGATGTTTTATGGTTGTGTAGCACTAAAAAACATACCATTGTTAAATTTATCTAACTGTACAAATGCTACAAATATGTTTTTTGGTGTAACACTTGACACACAAAGCTACTCTGATTTTTTAATCAATCTAGCAACTTTACCTTTGCAAAGTGGGGTCACGTTTGGCGGGGGCAATAGTAAATACAATGTAGCAGGTGGTGTTGCTAGGGCTTACCTAGTCTCTAACTTTGGATGGACAATCACGGACGGAGGTGCTGCACCATGATTAATACTTTTATTGCAGAGTCTCATTGTTTTGTTGTTGCTCATAATAATGTTGATGATTACCGCATTTGCGAGTTGGATGCTGGTAACGAGTTGTCTAGCTTACTACCGCATTTTGAGCAATTTGCTACTTATGAATTGGCTTTAGCTAGAGTACCCGTTGAGTTTAGACCTAATGACGAACAGCTATAAACTAGCTGAACGTATTAACTCACAGGTTAATGCGTCAGTCACTTACAAAACCGACTTAGATCAGTACGGTACACCTGAGCATTGGTGTTTACCCACGTCTTTTGGCGATTGCGAGGACTATGCACTACTTAAACGTAAATTGTTGCTAGAACAAGGTTGGCCTAATGACAAACTTGGTTTATGCGTGTGCTATATGCCTGATGGTCAAGGGCATTGTGTATTGTGGGTCGATACAGATAAGGGTAGTTTTATTTTAGATAACAATTACAACTGGCCTATAAGTCCTGTTGACCTACCGTACAAATGGGAGTCAATGCTGTGCAATGGAAAATGGTTAAAATTATTGGCTTGGAGTGAGACATGAGAGTAGCAGGTATTCCGTTAGGCGTGGGTAACAGCGTGCAAAGTGGTGAATTAAAACTTTTAATGCACTTTGATAATAACTTTACAGATAGTAGCCCTTACAATCGGACATTTACGACAGCAAACGGTACGCCAAATTTTGTCACAGACTCAAAATTTGGCTCACACGCTTACAAAATGTCGGACGGCTACAATGTGTATCACAACATAAAATGTAGTCACGATGACGGCTTTGATGCGATTACTTTAAAGAAAGAATGGCAAATTGATTTTTGGTTAAATTTGCTAAACATAGTCGATGATGGCCATAACGACACCTTGATATTACGAAAAAACAGATACGACAACAATCAAACGTCAGTCAGTACATCGTTAGCATGGTCTGTTGTTGTATCTAAAAACATCAATACTAGGCTAGCTTTTAGCTATATGCGCTCTGGCGGCACTTCACCAGAATCAGCTTCATCACTTTCAGATGCGCTTAACACTAAAAACACATGGCATCACTGTCGTATTGTATCAAACGGAACGCATATAAAAGTCTTCGTGAATGGTATAGGCGGCACAGCAGAAGCCATATTAGGAACAGGTATTATAGCCAGTATTTATGACTTTTTTATTGGGGTAAGAGAGGGTCAGTTTGGGGGATACCAAGCTCACGCTATAATGGACGAATTACGCATAAAATCAGGTTTTGATACGTTTGACGATTTCACGCCTCCCACATCACCATTTACAGCATAGGGATAATTTATGCGCGTTATCATCATTTGTTTAATGCTATCAGCTTGCACGACAAGCAACACACTAAAACCCGTTCTTGGCGATGAGTCTTATACGCCGATGGGGTGGGTTCAATATTGCAATGACAATCCAAAAGAGTGCAAATAAATAGTTTGTAACTCTTTTGTAACCATCTATAGACAAATCAATAAAACGTGGTAATATCTAACTATTACCTCGTTATAGCTCAGTTGGATATGGCATCGGCCTTCTAAGCAGAGTGTCGTAGGTTTTAGCTTGTTAAGCTATCCCTACTAACGAGGCCATTTAATTAAATAATTAAATTAAATAGGTGTACCATGACACAATATAAAATCCTAGCTGTTATTATTCTTATTGTGTCCTCCTATATTATCGGATTTCACACAGGTAAGACACAAGAGCTTAGAAAGCAAGAGGTTGTTGCATTAAAGGCTGCTGTTAAGCAAGAACAAGCATCTGTTAAGACAGTGACACAATATGTTGATAAAGTGAAAGTAGTGAGGCAGAAAGGTGAAACAGTTATCAAAGAAGTTCCTGTGTACATCACAAAAGATGTTGATAGTGGTTGTGTCATTCCTAACTCTTTCGGGCTGTTATGGAACGCATCGAATAGTGAGTGAGCCGCCTGAATTGCTAATGCGTCCTGCTGTGTCAATAACAACATTAAAACTAAAAGAAACCGATATAAAACTTTCAGATGTTATCTTGCAACATAATGTTGAATCTACAATCTGCAAAGAAACAGAACAAAAGTTAAAATCATTACAAGATTGGGTGGATAGTGTCACTAAATAGTGTCACTAAATAGGTGCAAAATGAAAAACAATAAAATTGATAATCTACTAGAATCATTAGATGCAATAGCAGCTTACCACAACAGTTATGAATATGGCTTACCGCTTTATGACGAGAGCGTTGTTGAAGAGATGCGTAACTGTGTTTTGGAGTGGATAAATAATAATAACAAGGAAAGTATATGTGCCGTTGTCGCTCCTGTAATGGACAAATGAAGCAGTCTGAGATGGCTAAACAACTACCTGATGGCAGTTGGAATGACTTATGCAATAAGTGTATATTTGCTTCTCAAGATGAACAGTATGAGCATGAATTTGTGCTTGGTGGGTTGACAGAAGATTTAGTTGGTATTAGTGGGATACAATTTACAAGATATAGTGAGTGATTTAATATGACAAGAACACTAACAGTGCTTCGCGGTGAGGGTGATAGACTAGATGCAGAAGTAACAAGGACAGTTGTTGAACAGTTAAACCACGACAAGACAGCTTGTCTGTTTGTTGGTGTGGGGTTAAACATAGACCTATCTCATATAGGTTTTAATAAGAACAATTTTGGTGAATATCGCCTAAACATGGGCAATATCAGAAAATATGTTAGGGTTGCGAGTTCATCAAGAGACCTAAATAAGACAATGTGTGGATTTCAGTTTAACTTGGTTGTTGCTAAGAATTTAGGTGAATGTGATAATTTATTATATATTTTAAGTAGGTTAAGAAGTGGTTCTGTTGTGGATTTAGATTTTATACTTCTTTTAGAAGATGGTGAGTCTGTACCAGATGCTTCCCTAGAAAAACTTTTACCTAAAAGTGGGCAGGTAAATAACATAGTAAGAGTGGATGGTAAATGGGTATTATGTGATAATGATTTTGGAATAAGACTGAAATATTTAGAGTATTAAAATACCGCTTGCATATTCTATTAAATTGTGGTAATATACTGTTGATTATTATTATATCAAATAAGAGATGAAAAGGTCTAAGGAATAGCATTAATTCATCCATCAAGTGCAATGGAATGTTTATAGTAAGTAGTGTGCCTCTCTCTCACACTTAGGTCATGGAAGACTACTTACTTCTTATTTTGCTTTAGCTCTACCAAAGGCATCTAACATTCAAGACCAAGCATTAAGGTACGTCCTGCTTGGCAAGAATTAACAACACCTAGTTCGCCTCTGTCACAAGCGTACCAGTCTAGGTTCTTTATAACATACCTGACAAGCCTCTTAACAATGCTCAAATTGACAGGTTTTTTATTTCAGTCTACCCAAGCGTAGGTAAGAATGATTTAACGACTAAGTTATATCATCGCTGAGACTTAATTACAAACAGCATAAACGGAACGGGGGTCTCCTATTCGGGTTGTCTGTGACTTATTGCTCACCAACATTTTTGTTGAAAGAGGTAGCTGAATGTCGTTTATTAACGATGTGTACCGCGCAGCTTAATTATACGCGGCCATTAAATTAAAATAATAAATTAAATTCTCACTAGCTGTAAAGGAATAAACATGACAGTAAGAAAATATAAGGCTAACGATGAGTTCGCAAAAGCTGGTCAAGAAAAATTAAAACCATTTGAAGAAGTTACAGCTAATCAACCTACAGGCACAGCTAATCTAAAATCTTTGGCTAAGTTGTTAAACTCGTTTAATTCAGAAGCAACAAATGTTGTTGTAGAGATTATGCGTAAGCAAGAAGCTAAAGACGCTGATAGATTAAATGCGGCTAAGTTTATTCTTTCTCAAACAACTAACATATTAGCACAGATTGACCGACAAAAAGTTATGGTTAAACAAATGCGTCATTATGATGTTCAGATTCAACAAGCTGAAATCAGAAACTCCTTGTTATCAGAGGAAGGTAGTGGTGGTGACGACATTAGTGATGCCGAGTTTACAACAGACTTGAGGTTGATTAGCTAGTAAGGACACCTTATGGCAATAGAAAAAAAGGAAGTTATATCCCCTAAAAGTGTAAAGCAATGGAAGTTTATTAACTCTGAGGCAGACATCGTAGTGTTTGGTGGCGCAGCAGGTAGTGGTAAAACATTCTTAGGGATTATGGACTTCCTTAAACACATTAAACACTCAAACTTTAGGGGTTTAATCACTCGTAGAACAACACCACAGCTTCAAGGTGCAGGTGGTGTTATTGATACAGCGATGCAACTGTTTAAAAAAGTTGATAATGGTGTTAAGTATAAAGCTCAAAAGAATAAGTTTGTATTCTCGAGTGGTGCTGAGGTGCATCTACGACACTTTGAAAGTATCAACTCAAAGGACAATTTTCAAGGCTTACAGGCCAATGAAATCTTGGTTGACGAGGGACAACAATATATAGAGGAAATGGTTCTCTATTTAATGTCTCGTATGCGTAACCCTGCTTGTCCTCAAGTAATACCTAAAATGCGTATCACTTGTAACCCACTTAAAGATTGCTACCTACATAAATGGATTGAGTGGTATCTTGATGAAGATGGCTACCCTATCCCTGAAAGAGATGGTGTTATCCGTTACTTCATTCGTAAAGACGATATGATGATATGGGGCGATAGTAAGCAAGAGCTAATAGACGAGTATCTTACACCAACATTTAACCCTACACCACTGAGTTTTCAATTCATTTCCGCTACAGTCAGAGATAACCCTGTTTTAATGGAGATAAACCCTGAATATGTTGGTTGGCTAGAAGGTTTAAAAGATGTTGAACGTGCAAGGCTGTTATTAGGTTGTTGGAATGCTGCTGAGAAGTCAGCTAGTTATTGGCGGCCTGAATGGTGTGAAGTAGTTCCGTTACAACCGATGAATGTTGTTAAGCGTGTAAGAGCTTGGGATATTGCAGGAACATTAAAGTCTGATATTAACCCTGACCCTGACTATACAGCAGGGGTATTGATGTCGAGAGATAAGAACGGTGTTTCTTATGTTGAAGATGTTGTACGCTTTAGAGCTAATTTTGGCGAGGTTTACGAGAAGATATTAGCTGTTGCTAAAGAAGATGGTGACGATGTTATCATTGCTGTACCACAAGATGCTGGAGCAGCAGGTAAGGCTTATGCCTCATCTATCATTAGAGACTTAGCTAATGAGGGCTTCTATGCCAAAGCTAAGGCAGCTAATCAAAGTAAAGTTATTAGGTTTGCACCATTTTGTGCTGCAAGCGAATCAGGAAGTGTAAAGATTGTACAGGGTGATTGGAACGAAGCGTTCATCAAAGAATTAAGTGAATTTGATGGAATACGTTCTAGGAAAAGACATGACGATCAAGTTGATAGTTGTGGGGATTCGTTCATGCTGTTAGCATCGTACATCACCATACCAACATTTTCAATCCCTGATATGACAACAACCAATAGTTTTAAATTCTAAGCTATTACCAATAAGGAGGCTATGTGGAATTAGAAGCTGACGTTAGTAGCCTCACTACTGGCACAGGAACAATCCCTAGAATCAAGTTACAAGAACAAGGCTTTACAGGGTTACAAGTAAGTAACGGACAAGTATTAGAACAAGCTAGGCGCGAACTACGCTTCCCACAATCAGTAAAAACATTCCGTAAGATGTCTACAGATGCAACTATTAAAGCTGCTTTAGGTATCTTTGAGCTAATGATTAGTCGTGTAAAGTGGAGTGTAGCCCCAACAGGCGAGACTGAATTAGATAAAGCTAAAGCTAAGTTTGTTGAACAGTGTATGGGTGACATGGAACACTCATGGTTCAGTTTTATTAAAGAAGTTGTGAGTGTATATACTTTTGGATTCTGTGTCAACGAGAAAGTGTTCCGTAGACGCTATAAGAATCAAGGGTCAAAGTACAATGATGGGTTGATGGGTATTCGTAAACTGCCTATTCGCTCACAAGATAGTATATACCGTTGGCAGTTTAGTGATGATGGCAGAGACCTAGTAGGTGTTGAACAACAATTATCAACATTAAATGCTGCACGTTATTCTCCTGAGATGTACAAGGGTAAGATTGAAATACCTCGTAAATCTTTTATGTTGTTCCGTACAGATGTAGCTAAGGATAACCCCGAAGGCACTTCGCCTTTAGTTGGTTGCTATACAGCTTGGAAGTTCAGAACACAACTAGAGGAAATTGAAGCTGTAGGCTATAGCCGTAATATGGGTGGTGTTCCTCATTTAGAGTTACACCCTAAGTATATGGCAGAAGATGCAAGTACAGCAGATAAAGCTGTGTACCAAATGTATCAAAAGATTATCACTAATCTGCACAACAATGAGCAAGCAGGGTTGATTACACCATTAATGTATGACCCTGAAACAAAGATGCCTTATTTTAAATTCTCTTTGTTATCTGTTCAAAACAGTGGTAGTCAGTACATTGATGCAGCTATTCAACGCTATGATAATAAAATCCTAACAGCTCTCTTTTGCGATGTGATTCGTTTAGGGCAAGACGGTGTAGGCAGTTTCAGTTTAGCAGACAGTAAAACAAATATGTTATCTATGGCCATTGAGTCAAGATTACAAGAGATTCAAGACGTACTAAACCAAGACTTAATACCTGATTTGTTTAAGCGTAATGGTTGGGATGACGAAGAGTTTCCTAAGTTTGTTTATGGTGATATTGAAGAAGCTGACTTAGAAGTTATGTCTAAAGCTATTCAACGTCTAGCAGCTACAGGGCTTATTGCTAAAACACCTGATAATGTTAATGCTATTGCTGAGATGGTAGACCTACCACACCGTATTGATGCCAACACAACACAAGAGGAGCTAGACACTATTTTAGGTGCAGCTACTTCTCGTAGTGGTGATGGGTTTACATCTCCAAGTGGTGAGGGGACTCGTAAGAACACAGTAGCGGCTAATAACACCTCAGACCTTAACACGGAGAATGCAGCATAATGCTAAACAAAGCTAAAAAGCTACCTGCCTCCACAAACGGCTTTAGCGAAAAGCAGAAAGAGATTTTCACAAGTACAGTCAATAAAGCCACAGAAGATGGCTACGAACATATTGACGCTATCTTAATGGGCATTTCAGAAGCTAATAAACATAAAGAAGTAAAGAAAAGTGTGGTTGAAGTGTTAGCTGATAAATTAGCTGTACTACTTACTAGCACATTTGGTTTAGATGGTAGTTCATTAAAAGAGATTGAGCCAACTGTTGAAGTGACTAAAGCTGTTGATGTTGAACAACGTAGAGCTATGTTTGTTGTATTAGCACCCAATGAGGTAGACCTTCACGGGGACATCTATTCTGAGCAAGAGGTTGAGAAAGCTTGTACTAATTTTAACCTGCATTGCATGAAAGCAAACTTGTTTCATAGAGTAATGACAAACTCCGCAACAATAGAGCAATCTTTTATCACCCCAGCAGCATTTACCACAGATGATGGGGTAGAAGTTAAAAAGGGTACTTGGTTGACTTGGATGTTCTTTCCAAAGACAGAGGAAGGAGATTCCTTGTGGGAATTAGTTAAAAACGGTGGAATAACTGGCGTAAGTATAGGTGGAATGGCAGAAGTAGAGGTCTTAGAGTAATGGCTTTTGTTTACTGGGTTCATTACCCACACCACACAGATATTCTACAAGAAGGTTATATAGGGATAACAAGAAATACCCCTATGGCTAGGTTCAAACAACATCTAAAAGCTGCAAAGCTATCAAAGAAGAAAGGAAAATCACTGGGCAGGTTTAAAAGGGTTCTCTTAAAGAACTATACAAAGCTGATAGTGACAACTCTCTTGGAGGGTGATTATTCTTATGTTTTAAATGTTGAGAATAAGCTTAGACCATCTACAAACATTGGTTGGAATAATCATATAGGTGGTGCAGTTAATTTTGAACTTGCTTCTGTACCTACTATAGATAAGAAATCCACGATGGAAAAGTATTATAGTAATAACACACACCACATGATAGGGATAAAAGCTTGGCAAACAAGAAACGTACTTAACTCCCCAGTGTCTGTGAAAGCTTGGTCTATGGCAGACAAAGTGATAGCTCAACTTAAAGATGGAAAGAAAGAGAAAGACATAAATATGTCTCTTTTAGGGGTTGCTAGAACATCTGCTGTTAGAAGCATAACATCACTCTATAAGAGTGGTTGGAATCCTCAAGAGGATAAAGATTGGCTTATATTTTCAAGAGGTACAAATGAAAGCAGTCCGTAGATTAACAAACATAAGTTTTGAAAAAGATGGCTCACATTTAGCATTAGTAGCGAAAGAGCAAGGAGGCGCAGCCAACGGATACTCAACTTTGATTCTAAAAGCAACAGATGACATTTTAGATGCTGACATTGAAAAAGCTACAATGGTTAAAGTGACACTACCATTTGATGACTTCTTAGAGAAGTTCTTTAATGTGTATAGTGATGATGCTGACATTCTGACAGAAATCTTAGGTTTCAAAGATGAAGAAGATATGTCTGAACAAGACAAGAGTGAAATGTCTTGGGAAGAATATAAAGCAGAGTGTGAAAAAGAAAAACAAGACTTTATCAACTCGGTTGAGATTCTAAAGTCTGTGAAAGAGGGTATAGAAACTATTCAAGATTTGAATGTAGCTTCTTTACTGTCTATTAGGAGTACACAAGGCAAGTTTGAGGCTTATCTTGAGAAATCCAAAAACCCAGTAAAACAAAGTAAAAAGGAGACTCCTGTGGATAAGGAAGTACAAAAAGCTAAAGATGAGTTGAACACTGTTCAAACACAATTAGCAGAGATGCAAAAAGCTAAAGAAGCTGCTGATAGTGCATTGGCACTAGCATTAGTAGACGTACAAAAAGCTAAAGATGAAGTTGAAGTAATGAAGGCTGAGAAATTAGCTGAAGTACAGAAAGCTCGTTTAGCACAATTAGAGGCTGTAAAGCCAAAAGAAGAAGCAGCAGAATTGTTTAAATCATTATCTCCATTAGATGATGTTTCATTCGCTACTGTTATTAAATCCTTTAAAAGCAGTGCGGATTTAGAAGCCGAAGCTTTGAAAGAAAAAGGTATCAGTGGAAGTCAGGCAGATGAATCTGTTGACAAAGTAGCTGAAATCCTTAAAGCCAAATATATCCCAAAACAGTAATCTAAGGAGATTAATAAATGAGTTTAGTCGCAACTGAGGCAACACGTTTTAACGGTGTAGTCAAATACGAACAAGAAGCAAGCGTTGGCATTTGCCGTGACGTAGTAACAGTTTATGAAGCTGGTACAAAAACATATCCAGTCGGCACAGTGTTAGGTAAAACATTTGTATCCACCTCTGTAACACCTACAGCAGCCGCAGGTAACACTGGTAACGGCTCTATCGGTACAGTTACAGCAACAGGTAAAGCAAAACGCGGTACTTACACCATTACGATTATTAAGGCAGCCACTAACGCTGGTGACTTTATTGTTCGTGACCCAAGCAATAGCGTAGTTGGTTACGGTACTGTAGCTGTAGCGTATTCTAATGAACTAGCTTTCACTTTAGCTGATGGCGCAACTGATTTCGTGGTTGGTGATAGCTGGACAGTTGAAGTTGTTGGTGACTACAAGTACAAGCAAGTTGAAGCAACCGCTACTGATGGTAGTGCTGTAGCTCGTGCAATCTATATCTCTGCAAATGATGGTAGCTTCTCTACCTCTACTATTGCAGCTACTACTGATACTTCTGTCATTGCGTTAGTTCGTGGTGCAGCTATCGTTGGTAAAGAGACTCTGACTTATGGTGCGTCAATTGACACTACGGCAGAAAAAACAAAATTATACAGTGAACTCGAAGCTATCGGTATTATTTGCCGTAGTCAAATCGGTTCGTTCCCTGTCGTAGCTTAATAAGGAGAATTAAACATGGCGATTGTTCGTAGTTATACTAACAACTTTGAAGTTATTGACCGTACAGAACAATTACTTTCCATTCCTTTGCAATGGGACGTGATTAACCGTTTAGGTATTTTCGGTGCAACTCAAGGTGTTACAACTAACACTGTATCTTTTGAAGATATTATTGAAAACACTGCCGTTATGGTTGACCAAGTACGCGGCCAACGTAACGTGTACACTAAGGATGCAGTTCGTAAATTACGTTCTTATCCTATTCCTCACTACCCTATTGATGGTTTTATTAGTCCTGAACAAATTCAAGGCAAAACCGCTTACGGTAGTAATGACCAAGCTGACACTGTAGCTGCTGCTGTAGCGCGTGAGTTGAACCGTATTCGCCGCGCACACGCTGGTTTGATGGAAGTTGCTCGCGCTAAGTTGTTAGAAGATGGTACTGTATACGCACCTAACGGCACTGTATCTGTTAATTACTACACAGATTTTTCTGTTACCCGTAAAGAAGTTGACTTTGTGTTCGGTACTTCTACTACTGATATTATTGGTAAGATTGAAGAAGGGATTGCTTACATCACTGACAACCGTTTTGATGGCACAGACAGTATTACAGGTTTCGTAGCTATTTGCTCTCCTGAGTTCTTTGCTAACTTAATCAAACACCCTAAAGTGCAGTCTGCTTATCAATACTATAGCTCTACACAAGAGCCTTTGCGTAACCGTTTGGACAGTGACCTTCCAAGAGGTACTCGTGAATTTATTCATGGCGGTGTACGTTTTGTTGAATATCGTGGTTTGAAGCCTGATGGCACACGTTACATCCCTTCAGGTGAATGTCGTTTAGTTCCAACAGGTTTAACTGACATTTTCAGTTCTTTCGCTGCGCCTGCATTGAAAATGGACTTGGTAAACACTGTAGGTATGGAAGCTTATGTGTTCCAGTATAACGATCCAAAAGGCAACGGTATCAGCTTTGAATCGGAAGCCAATATTGTTCATGTTTGCAAACGACCCCAATTAATTATTCGTTTGTACTCTTCTACTTAACAAGCAGATTGAAGCCTCCTTCGGGAGGCTTTTAATAATTAAATAAATATTGAAAGACAACAATTATTATAGTATAATACCTCTTTTATAGTAGAGGTACTTATGACAGAATTAGTGTATGGTATAGGGGTTAACGATAGAAGTAAACCAGCGAGATTTGATTCTACAAGAATGACAAACGAGTACGCTTTTTGGAAAAGAATGTTAGAAAGGTGTGGTTGCGACAAACGCAAAGAAAATTTTCCAACATATAAAAGTTGCACTGTTTCAGAAAACTTTAAATATTATTCTTACTTCTATAGTTGGTGTCAAGAACAAATAGGGTTTGGAGAGGATGGTTGGCATCTTGATAAGGATTTACTACTTAAAGGTAACAAGATTTATAGTGAAGATACTTGCGTATTCTTACCTCCAAAATTAAATACCTTAATACTTGGTTGTAAGGCACATCGAGGAGAACTGCCCATCGGTGTATGTTTTGAGAAATCTTCTTTAAGGTACTCTGCATCTTGTATGTTTGAAGGGAGGAAAAAGAAGATTGGAAGATACTCTACACCTGAACAAGCATTCCAAGCTTACAAAACCTTCAAAGAAGCCTACATCAAACAAGTAGCTGAACAGTACAAAGATGCCATCGACCCAAGAGCCTACAAAGCACTACTAGAATACGAAGTGAACATAGACGATTGATTAAGAAGATTAACAGGCTAACAAAAGGTTAAGCCATAAACTAAAGGATAAAGATTATGGCTTATACCGCATCACCATCAACGTCAGCTATAGACCGCTTACGATTAAATGTAGGTGACATCTACCCTGTAGAGATACTTGATGATGCTACCTACACATATTACTATACTAAAAATGAACAGAATGAAAGACGAGCAACCAGAGAGTTGTTCACCGTTTTGTTGTTTGCCCTTTCAAGATATACAAGAGAACGTGCAGGTGATATTGAAGTGTACGGCAGCGACTACTTCCGTAACTACCTTGACGCTGTTAAATTAGCAATAACTAACCCATCTATAGACTCCATTACTGCAATACCTTTTGCTGGTGGTATAAGCCGTTCTGATATGGCTACTAGGGCTAATGATGCTGATGCTGTACAGAAACAATTCTATATTGGTTTTACAGATGGCATACCATCTTATGAGAAAGACCCTGTTTTATATCCTGAAAACCCTTTTAATAACTGAGGTGAGATATGGCTGTAAAACTTAAAAGAGGCCAATCTTGGAAAAATAAAGTAAAGATAGACCTAACAGAATTAAATATGCTGCAAAAGCGGTTAGTTGATTTTGGAACAAAGAAAATAAGATGGGGCTACTTCGATAAGACCTATGAAGGTGACTCTCCATCTGATAAAAGACATGGACTACCTGTTGCTGTTATTGCTATGTGGCACGAATATAGGCAAGCAGCAGGACAAGGTGGTTATAAGAAGAGACCATTCTTTACTCAAAGCATTAGTAAAGCAGAGATTTTAATACCTAAAGTTGTTCCTTTCCTCTTTGGCCAAGAGCTATTAGGGCGAGTTAAGAATACTAAGGGTGGTGTTGAGAATGCTTTCCAACATAGATTAAGAGCCTTCGCATTAAACCTGTGTAAAACTGTTCAACAAGAGATTGATGCAGGCAACTTCACAGAATTAAGACCTAGAACAATAGCAGAGAAAAGACGTAAAGGCTACCCATTAGATATTCTTATTGAGACAGGGCAGCTTAGAAATAAACTACAATGGATGGTGATAAGTCCTAAAGCGTATGGTAAGAATAAAGTAGTCATTGGCAATGTAAGTGATGATGTTAAAGAGCCTATTGCAAAAGAGGCAACCGAAGGAAGAAAGACAAGGAGCTAATATATGCTAACACCAAGATTTCTTTCTGTTGGTAGTACCACTGTTACGGTGCGTAGAACAAATACAGGGAGTTATGATACAAACGGTAGGTGGGTAGAACCAACATACACAGAGTTTACAATAACAGCTAATGTACAACCCCACCTAGTTAAGCGTAGAGATAAAGAAGGTAAAGCAGGTGATACAAGCCAAGAAGCTATTAAGCTCTACACCACTACACCATTAAACATGACACAAGAAGGCTCTCTATTAAAGAAAGGCGATAAGGTGTTATGGAAGGGTGTACAACACGATGTTAAAGAAGAATACACTTATGTCATGGGTGTCTTAAACCACACTAAAGCTATTTGTATTAGAGAGGAGTTAGTATAGTGGCAATTATAGCTGACTCAACATACGATACAATAGAAAATGCAATTGCTAGTGCTGCTAACTCTTTAGGGCTTGGTGTTAAATTTATATGGGAATACGGTAATGGTGTAGAGCCTACAACAACTTATGTAATGTGTAGTATCATCAGTGATACAGCAATATCTAAAGGCACTGAGACATTATATGTTAATGGAACAACACTAAAACAACAAATCAATACAGTGTATGAGGCAGTTGTTAGGTTTGAGTTTACAGGTAAGAAGCCTACCTCTACAAGCTCTACATCTGCCGCAAGCATAGCAAAACAATTTGAAGCATTATTTAAGTTCTCCCCTACAAGATATATATTCTCTGATAAAGGTTTATCTGTCTTAAAGGTTGGTGGACTAAGACAAGTGCCTGTTATGAGAGATACTAGCGTATTCACAGTGACAGGTATAGATATTACATTCGCTTATGAACACATTGATGAGATGGTAATTCCAATTATCACGTCAGTAGATGGTGAGGGTACGTTGCAATACTCTTTAGCAGAAGTAGTGGAGTACGGTTACGGTTTATCGTATGGAAGCTCCTATGGGGCAACAAGTAGCTCTTTCAATTTGGAAGATATAACAATTCCCCTCACAATTGGGGCTTAGATTTAGGAGATAAAATGACTACTGTCAATGATTTTATTGATGTGTCGATTACACGAGAAACAAGAGTAATTCAACGAGCATCTTTTACTATTCCGTGTTTTGTAGCTGAACATACAGTGTTTAGTGAACGCGCTAAAGAATTTAACAGCTTAACAGAAATTACAGAGATTGGCTTTACATCTACATCTAATGTATATAAAGCAGCTCAACGATATTTTGCACAAAATGTTAGCCCTGAGAAGGTTATTATTGGTCGCAGACAAGTGCCTAGCATTGTGTTCACACCAACTGTTGCTGATAGTGCTGTATATACATTAAAAATTAATGGTTACACTGTAACTTTTACGTCTGATGCAAGTGCTACGGCAGCCGAGATTGTAACAGGTTTGAAAGCAGCTATTACAGCAGAGACAGGTATTACAGGTATCACTGTTGGTGCAGCTACAACTACATTAGATTTGTCTGTAACAACTAGTGGTGCTGATTGGTCAGCTTATGCCGTAACAACCAACTTAGTTGGTGTTAATGGTTCTGTAACAGAGGCTTGGAACGACACTATCGCTGCTGTTCGTACAGCCAATGATGAGTGGTTTGTCCTTAATGCTGAGACACACACAGAGGCTCATGTGTTGCTTATTGCAGCCTATATTGAAAGCATCAAAGCAACAGCACAAAAAGTGTATTGCTTCTCGTCTAGTGACTCAGGTATTAAAACCTCATCTACTACGGATATTTTCAGTAAGCTTAAAGCTCTCAACTATGATAACACATTCTACTTGTATAGTGGCAGTGCTTCAACATTTGCTGAGTGTGCCTTTGTTGGTCGCTTCTGTCCTGAACAGGCAGGTAGTAACACATGGGAACAAAAGACAGCTATTGGATTAGTTGCCGATGCTTTGACATCTGCTGAGGTTGGCTATATTCAAGGCAAGCGTGGTTCTACATTTGAGACTGTAGGTGGTGTTGATATATTTGTTGGCGGCAAAGTTGCCTCTGGTGAGTGGATTGATGTTATCATTTTTGCAGCATGGTTAAAGACCCGTATTGTAGAAGACTTGTGGACTCTATTGGTTAATACTCGCAAACTAGGATATACAGCCGCAGGTGCAGCAGCTATTGAAGGTGCTATCCGTAAGGTTATGCTAGAAGGTATTCAAGTTGGTGGTTTAGCCTCTGACCCTGAGCCTGTAGTTAGTGTCCCTAATGTGCTTGCATTGTCTAGCGCACAACGAGCTACCCGTGTATTGCCAAACGTAACATTTGTTGGCCGTCTAGCTGGTGCTATTCGTGCTGTTAGTGTTGCTGGCACAGTGTACGCATAAGGAGATAAATAATGAGCGGAAGAATTAATACTTATTCTCCTATTGATGTTGTTGTTATTATCCAACAAAAAGCTAAAGGTGTTGTACACCAAGTTAGTGGCTTTGCTGATGACAGTCAAATCAATATTGAGCGTGGCCAAGATACATGGAAGAAATACGTTGGTGTTGATAACGATACAACTCGTACATATAGTGCAGACGAAAGTGGTATGGCAACATTATCACTAGCACAAACATCATCTTCTAATGATGTACTTTATAACTTGTACAACTATGACAAGAACACTCGTAATGGTCAAGGCTTGTTTAGTTTAACAATCAAAGACGGCAGTGGACGTTCAATCTTGTTTGCTCAAAATGCTTGGATTGGTATTGTACCTAATCAACAATTTGGTGCTGATGTTAACACTCGTGATTGGGTAATTCATTGTGCTTCTATGGTTGATGTTGTAGGCGGTAATGGTTTGTTCTCGGCAGATGAAGTAAGTAATATTAAGAAGCTTGGTGGCACTGTAGCCTCTGAGTGGATTCAGTAGCTAAATAGAAAGCCTCTTTATGGGGCTTTCACTTGTAGCTATTAAAGGAGGGAGTATGACAGTTTATCATTACTCCCCTGCTGATGTATCAATAACATTCGCAGGGAAGTCTATTTCAGGATTCCCTGATAGTGGAGCATTTATTGAGATTAACAGAGAGACCCCTCTGTTTAGTAATAAAAGAAGTATGGATGGACAAGTAGAAATTGTTGTTAAGAAGTACAGCACATACAAGGTAACAATAACACTTAGTCAGTCTAGTCAGTCTAATGAGTATCTTAGCTATTTAAAGTCATTGCAGCAAAAAAGGTCAAAGAAAGCTAAAGAGAGGGGGTTAATAGGTATTAGTCAATTAAACTCTTTGTTTGGGAACATTAGCAGCTTAGTGGGCAAGATGCCTCTCATTGTTAAGAATAGCAGTGGTAATGCGCTGTTTTTTGCTACCGATGTGTGGATAGAAACAGAACCAACTGTATCTTATTCAGACGATATAACAGAGCGAGTATGGCAGCTTAGATGTTTTAATGCTACACACGTTATTGCAGGACAGGATTCTGATGATAACTTATTAGAAGCATTAACAGCAGTAGAAGCACTATCTAGCGGCTTTGAAGTAGTGAAGGGGTTGTTCTAATGTCAGTAACATTGTATGACCCATCACAAAACATTATAGAGATTGCAGGACATATTTGCATAGGTATTAGTGAGATAGCTGTTAACAGGGGTAATGCAACAACTAAAGTGATTGATGGGATTAGTGAAGCCTACTCAGCGCGTTGTTTAGTTAAACGTAAGCCTTACACTGTGTCTGTTACCTTACAGCAAACATCTGTATCAAACAGCTTCTTACAACAGATACAATCTGTGACAGAGAGAAATCCTGTTACATTCGTTTCAATAAAAGTTTATTCAACAAGCGGAACAGTTCACTTAGACACAACAGGTTGGATAGAGGTGTCTCCTAATTTGACACTAACAGAAGATTTAAGTGACAGACAATACACGTTTAAAGCTAATCCATACACTAATTCAGGTGTTGTGGATTTAATTATGTAATACGTTGGGAAACGTATCTTTTTACTTTTAGAGGTTAATATGTTAAAGCAAAAAACTATCACAGTGGAGAGTGTAGACTATCTCCTTACCACAATTCCTGCAATCAAAGCCTTGCAATTACAACCTAAAGTTATGAAACTGTTAGGGCGTTCTATTGCAACATTCCTAGAGTCAGCATCATCTGTACAAGAAGGTGCTACAGAAATGGAAGCTCAAGTATTGCAGCGTATCGCAGAAGTATTCTTAGAAGATTTAGACAAGATTGATATTGCAGCATTAGCACAAGAGCTTATTGCTTGTGGTGTTACTTGTCAAAATATGTCTATCGACACCCCACAAAAGTTTAACAATCATTTTAGTGGTGAGTTAGTTGTTCTTTACAAGGTGTTGTTTGAGGTGATTTATTTCAATTTTTTGGAACAGTTGCTAAAACTCGTTTCAAATGGCAACGTGCAGCCCAAGAAGGAGATTTAAAACTCCCCTCTAAGCTGTCAAAAGCTATTGATGAAAGTTTTAGCGTACCTCACGAGGTATATAAAATTGTTATTGATGAACACCCACTAGCTACATACCACGAACTACAGACTGTTTATGACTTGTATGACTTATACGATATGTTAGAAATGCTTGAGCTTAAAGCTGCTGTACGCGATGCCTTAACACCAAAATCAGATAAATAAGGAGGACAAAGAATGTCATCTACAGTGGCAACTCTGTTTGCTGAATTAGGTTTTAAGATAGACAATCAAGGGATTGATTCTTTCCGCACCACAATTAAAGAGATTCAAAAAGAACTTGGCGATGTGATGCGTACATCTGCCAACACAGGCAAATCTGTTAGTGCTTTAATTAAAAAAATTAATGGTGTTAATAGTGCCTTTGACCCTAGTAAGATGCAAGCGTGGCGTAAGCAATTAAGAAGCGGTGTTAAGTCTTATATAGATATGGTTGGTGCTAATGAACAAGCACTAAACAACCTTAGCACTAAATCTGTTGATGCTTCTCGTAGAATGAAGTTATTGACAGGTAGAGTAGATCAAGGCACAGACGCTTTAGGTAATTATCTATTAAGACTTGAATCTGTTATCTTAGCACTAGCTAGACTACGCGCAGCAGGAGTTAACCTTCCTAGAGTGGGTGGTGGGCTTCAAGGTGGTGGTAATGGAAGTAGAGGAAGTGGTAGTGGTGGACATCCACCTAGTGGTGGTGGCTCAGGTATTGGCAGTCTACTCGCTGGTGCAGGTCTTGGCTCTTTCCTTAAACCCATGTTACCTATGGGTATGGGTGTTGGTGGTCTGCTTGGAATGGGGTACACCGTTAAAGAAGTAATTACCACTGGCCGTGAAATGATGGCTATGGAATTAAAGATGAAGTCTGTTAGTGGTGAGTCAGCAGACTTCGCTAGAAACATGGAATATGTTAGAGAGTTATCACAGTATCTCGGTTTAAGTTTGACAGAGGCAGGTAATGCCTTTGCTAACATTGTTGTAACAGCTAAGGACAAAATGAGTCCTAAAGAAATGCAACGAATGTTTACAGGATTTAACAAATACTATGCTGCTGTTCACATGACTACAGCAGACCAAAAACTAGCTAACTTATCTATTCAGCAGATGTTTGGTAAAGACAAGATTCAAGCACAAGAAGCCCGATTACAGATGGGTCAACGTGTAACACCGTTTATCAAGTTATTAACAGAAGCAGCTAAAGAACAACTAGGCGATAAGTTTACATCTTTTGATGATGTTATGAAAAGAGGTTTGTTAGACCCATCTAAACTTCTACCGTCTGTAGCTGATAAACTAGCTAAGATTGCAGAGAATGGCGGTGCTTTAGAAGAGGCTTTACATAACAGCCAAGTAGCACAAGAAAGATTTAACAATAGTTTAAGAGAGTTTTCTTATGCTTTGATGAAGTCAGGCTTAGATGAATTCTTAGCAGGAATGTTTAACTTAGGTAACGAAGTTATTCCTTTCTTACTAAAATCGTTTAAGTGGTTATTCAAAGCTGTAAAATCCTTCTACAGTATAATAAGGGCTTTAGGTGAGTGGGTATTTGACCACCCATTCTTAGCAATGCTTTCATCAAGTTTAATCTTGTTATTGTTAAACATCAAGATTGGTATACCGTTGATAACAGCAATGCAAATAGCTTTCTATAATGCAGGTGGAGCAGCAATGTTCTTAGGCGGAGCAATTAGAAAACTATTGGTTGCTGGTGGCATTACAGCTCTTATTTTATTGTTGGCTGACTTTCAAAACTATTTCGTGCTAGGTAATAAAGATGGGATATTAGGCGCATGGGAGGACTTCTTCACTGAGTGGTGGTCTGTACTGGATAAAAGGTTCGCAATAACTTTACTAAAGTTTGCGATGTTTAAAGCGCGAATGAATCCGTTTGGTGCAGACTTGAGCTTCATGGACGATATAGACCAAACAAGAGGTTTATTAGAAGCTATTGATGACTATAACCCTGTCACTTGGGCGTTGAATTGGGCTAAAGGTACATTTGGCAACCCACTTGACTCACCTGTTCAACCACAGCAAAAACCGTCTAAATTTGTCGAGAAGGATATGAATGGTGCTGGTGTTAGAAACAATATTAATGTAACTGTTGATTTTAATAACTTGCCACAAAGCGTTCAAAACAATGCTACAAGTGGAGACCTCTTTAACTTTGGTGTTGGTGTTGGTCGAGGTATAAACGTAGGTGGTCTAGGCCAAAACAATCATTAAGGGGGTGTAATGCTTATTATACTATTAGAGCAAGGTACTAATGATACAATCACTTTTAGTAGTGTAACTAGCTTTACAGAGAATTACCCTAGCGGTGTAACGTCTAGCCCTGTAGAGAGTGGAAGTACAATATCTGATAACATCACAATCGGGAATAATACGTTCTCTTTAAGCGGTGTTATCAGTGATTGGGATTATTATAACCCTGCTAAAGAGATGGCTTTTGGTAGCAATGCTGTTTATAACTACACTTACGAAAGTAGATTTAATCTCGCTAAGTTTGAGTCTACGGGTTTTACAACAACACTAGATACAATTCCAAGTGACGAAAGAGCAGAACAGATTAAGTTTAAACTGCAAAGAATGAGGAACAATCCTTCTCTTGTTACGTTGTTAATATACAGCGATGATAACCAACTATCAACATATTATGATAATTGTGCAATAACTAGCTTGTCCTTTAACGAGAGTACAGATACATCTTATTGTGTGTACCCTGTTATGACATTAGAGCAGTTGCAGATTGCTTATGTTGAAGTGGAGACGATAGAGAAAGGTAAGATTCCTGACCTACCAAACAGGGCTAGAGGTAGTATCGAAACAGACATGGGAAAACAAGGTGATTGTTTACCACCCACAATTACAACAGTAGATGGCGATAATACAACTATAGCTGTAGACAACTCTAAAACTAAAGTAGCTAAAGGTCAAAAACCGCCTGAAAAATGTAACCCAACAGCAAATGACAAAAACACCCTAGCGAAAGAATCGTATAATCAGATGGCTAAGAGACACTTAGATGAGACAGTTGAAGCAAATATGGCAACAGCAAATGCAGCTACAGCGTTAAAAGGAGCTATCGATAGTAGGCAAGCAAGACCTGTTCTTGAGAAACTTAGTGCTGCCTTTGATAAGGCATATGAGTATTCAGATAAAACACTACCTTTAAAACAAGCGCAAGAGTTAGCAGCAGCCAAAGCAACACAGGGGCAATAACATGGCAAGAGTCTATAAAAATTATACCAAGTTAATTCCTTTGTTTAATGATGCCTATTATTCTGTCAATATTACGCTTGAAGGCAACCCTTTCAAAATGACATTCATATGGAACGAGAGGATTGAAAGATACTGCGCCAATCTAAAGAAAACAGATGGCACAGTTGTCTTTGAAGGTGTCGTGTTTAATCAGCAAACAATGCTGCCAATGTTGTCAACAATGAAGCAGAACGGGCTAAATGGTTACTTCTTATTAGCCCCTTTATCCGATAATATAACAGACGATATTGAGACTAACAGACGATGGGCTGATTACTTCTTCTTGGTTTATAGTGTAGGTGTTGAGCAATAGTGAGGGAATATGGCAATTTATCAGTTTAAGAGAAACTATTTATTACAGATTGTTGATAGAGCTGGTGGCTTGCTATTCACTATTAAAGATTTACACTTATCTTTTGATATTCAAAAGAACATTGATAATCGCTCAAAAACAAATACCGCTACATTGGAAGTGAAGAACCTCTCCAATGAAACATTAAGTAAAATATCTAACATACAAATGGCTTGCCAAGTATTATTAGATGTTGGTTACGGTGATAGCCTTACAAGACTATTAACAGCCGATGTATTACAAGTTAAGACAGTAAGACAGAAAGGTGATGTAAGCACTACGTTTGAAGTGGCAGAAGGCTTCATGCTTGTTAATGAAACAAAAATAAGTAAAGTGTATGCAGAAGATTCAAAGGTTGTAGATGTTCTTACAGATGTACTCAGCTTATATGGTAACTCTAACAAATCAATAACTTTAGATGATGCTAGTGTTAAGTTCCCTTACGGTTATACAGCCATAGGTACATTGCGTCAAGTGTTAAATGATATTTGCCAACCACTAAGACTTGAATGGAATATGGACGGTGACGAGATTGTTGTTAAACCTAAACGAAGTTTAACAGCCGAAGCTGAATCCGCCAAGTATGAGAAGATATATGTATTGTCTGAGAAGACAGGTCTAATTGGTATTCCATCTACTCATAATGAAACTGTTACAGAGGCTTATGATGCCTCTGCACCTAACGAATTAAATGACAACGAGTATGACGTTACCGCGCCATTAAAACCGACTAAAAGCGGTAAACCAAGAAAACAAACAAGACAGAAAATACAAAGATTCAACATCACTTGTAAGTGCTTGTTAAACCCTAGCATTAAACCAAATGGT